TTGAGATTTCACGTTAAGTACGCTTATAGCCCCCTGTTAACAATGTTAACGCTTTCGTCTTTTAGACACCTTACTTTTAACGCTATTGCGAATGTCCCGGAAAGAGTCGTGGATATTTGTGACTATGTCGTTGGAAAAACTTCTTATGCCTTGGTCAGGTTCGCCCTGTCCAAGTACACTGCTTATGCCCGGAATTTTCTTATTCGTAAGAGCCTTGGTTTTATCTCCCGATTGGTTTGTAGCCGCACTGTGTGGGTCGTCGCTGTTGTCGCAGCGGTTGCTCCCGTAGTTAAGTTGGCTGTCTTATGTGCTCGGATCAGTACTCGTCTCATGATAAATAGTGATTATTTGTCAGAGGCTTGGAACGCCCGTCTTCGTCGATTTTGGTCTCGACAATCGAAGAACACGTTTGATAAATCCACCGCCATGGTCTCGAACTTTATGAAAATGAAATTACCTGAACCTCCGAAAATTGCACGCTCTCTTGCTTCTACGGTCGCCGAAAACCTCGCTCATGGTTTAGGCCTCCGCCCCTACTTTTTTCAAATGTCGTCAAATGACTTGAAGAAGGGACGGGTGGGATCGCGGGAACACTACTGGATGCAAGATTTTGAGATCGCCGAACATATGCCCTTTTGCCCCGAGAAATCGGATCTGATTGTCATGATCGATGTGGATCCTCACGTTGACATGTTTACGTTCTTGACGGACAATACTAACCCTGTCTTCCTTTACACAGTCCAGCCATCAACCCCGGCTGGAGTGGTAGATCGACAACAGTTTACCTTTACTGATTCTGGTGAGTTAGCCATGAAGTATGCCAACGGTAGTTCCTATCAACACAAGATTTGGAATTATAGTGTGAGCAGCTTCGCGGTTTTCTCCTGGAAGAGTTGGTTTAGATTTACTATTGCTGCCTACAAGGTGACGCGCCGTCAAGCATCTGGAATACATCAGATGATTCTTCTGACACCCACCGTTCGGTGGGATTCTCTCTCTGTGTACGGAGTTTTATCTCTTATGAGTACTTATGCCTGGAATCTCCTTGGAAGGATGAATCCGGTTGTGGGAAAGTTTACCGTGATGAAACAAAATACTGAAGGGAAGATGACTTATTCAATTGCACGACCTGGAGAACACTTGTGCGCCACACTCGATCATGACAAATACTCCGCTTTGCGGGTCATGGCTGAGTCAGCGAAAGTTGGCATCACATTCTCACAGGTTACTGCCCGATTGAACAAGACAGAAGTTTCTGAAGACGCCGCTGCCGTGGTCTATGCCTATTTTAGGGATGGAACACCACATGGAGCCGTCGAGATTTTCCCAGCTGCCAGCGCTGTTACTACCTACCACCCTGCATCATGTGAACCACCTTGTGAGGAATTGAAACCCACTTTGGTCTCGTTCATGTCCCCTTTAATTCAAGGGGCTTGCTTTGCACCTTCGAACTCGAAGGAGAGCGAGATTGCAGCAGTTCATGGTAGAGTTGAAGCGGTTAGAGTCTTGGACACCCCAGATCCTCAGGCAAGAGAGTACATGGATGAATTCTTAACTTATTTGATTCCCGAATCGGAAAAGCACACGCGCATGCCGTATGACCCAGAGTATACATACGAGATGCAGGACAAACCCTCCCAACAGAGGATCTTGATTGAAACGGCCTGGGCCACATGGAGTAACTTTACCAAAGCTACCGTGTCGTGTTTCATCAAGAAAGATGCGTATGACTGTGCCGCCATTCCTCGCGTGATCACCGTTCCACACGGTTTAGCCAAGCAAGGTTTCGCCCGATTTATTTATCCTTTCGTTGACACCGCTTTGAAACCACAGAAGTGGTACGCTTTCGGAAAGTCCAACAAGGCAACTGCTTCACGAGTTGCTGAGTTGTGCCGGAATGCGGATAAGGTTATTTCGTCTGACTTTTCGAAGATGGACGGACACCTTAGCGAGATCGCGAGAGAGATGGAGTTGAAGATGTTGTTGAGAATGTTTCGTCCAGAGTACCACGACGAGATCATTGTTATGCACAGCGCCCACTACATGAACACCGCTTGGACAACTCACGGTGTTACGTTTTTGCAATGGGTTGCGCGCGGTTCCGGAGAGATGGGTACTACGGCTGGAAATACTACACTCGGTGCATGCATCGCTTATGTGGCTTATCGTTTGGACGGGAAATCCCCAGACGAGGCATGGGCTGCGCTTGGATTGCACGGGGGGGACGACGTCCTCTCTGCTGATGTCGATGAATCTAAACTTATCTTGGCTTCCAAGATGTTTGGACAGGTTATCACAACGGATGTTTACATGAGGGGAGAACCCGGAGTAAACTATCTCGCTCGTCTGTACTCGAACGGAGTGTGGACTGGAGACGACAATTCGATGTGTGACTTGAGACGACAACTTTCCAAGTTCCATGCTACAGCCAACCTCCATGGTGTAACGCCTATTCAGAAATTGGTTGAGAAATCACGATCGTATGCTTTATCAGATCGAAACACTCCTTATCTTGGATCCTTTGTGTGTGCTGTTCTTGCAGCTGCCACAGAGTCGAATTACGTGAAGAACGACAAGGTTTATGAGTGGATTAGAGGATGGCAGGCGAAGACCTCCGAAGAAAAGGAGGACCAGTATCCTAATGAATATGGACCGTGGATGGACGATGTTGCGAACGGAGTTGTTGAGCGAGAACGCGTGGATGGGTGGCGTATGCACCTCCAGGGATGTTTCAAACTCGATGACTTTCTTCAAATGCCCGCGTTAGCCGTAGTTCCTGATCCCAAACCAAAGGTCACATGTGTGTATGATGACAAATACCACGAGGTGTCCGCACCTCCCGCTGTCCCGGCCCCAACATTAGCTGAGTGCAAAGACGTTCGAGCACAGCTCATTGCACGTGTACTTGAGAGCCCAGTTGTAGCCCCCTCTCCTACTAGTTCTCCTCCTCCGAGTCCGAGTGCTTCCGCACCTCGAGTTGGCTTCAAGTGTCAGAAATGCGCTGCCAGCTTTGACTTCGATCAGAAATTTCTGGATCGGATCTCGAAAGACAAGAATTTTCACCAGCCCAAGTGGTGCAAGGCTTGTAAAGCCTTGAAGCAGGATGAGCGCGCTAAAGCTCAAAAACCTAAACCCAAACCCGACTTGACACCCAAGATCGAAGAGGTTGCTAAGATAGAGCAACCTGTGGTCCCCGCCGTAGTGGAGCCTCCAAAAGAGGTCATGAAACGATTCCCGATCGTCACATCCAGGCATCTACGGCCCAAAGGGACCCCACCTACGACCAAAACCGGATCTTCCGCGATGGCTTCAGCAGCGCGCACTTATGCTGCTGTCGCAACGCCTATCTAGATCAACTCACACACCACGAAGTCGATTCATCGCTGGTCCCTCCAAGCGTTCCTGCTGGCCCCCATGCGGCCGACAGGCTGGGTTAGATGATTTCCTACTTCAACATCAGGTGGTTTCACGTGAGAAACTTTCTCAGCTACGAACGAGGCTGTTTCTATTCTGATGATAGAAAGAACCGTTGGCGATTACCCCTAACACTCGCCGTAAAACCCTTAG